TCTGGGGCGGTGTTCGTGCGGCTCTGGGCGGGGGACGGCCAATGGTCGGACGCGCAGGGTGATCGTCTGATCCGGATCGAGTCCATCGTCGGCTCCCGCTACGACGACATTCTGGCGGGCGGTACAGGCGACGACGTTCTGATCGGCGGCGCCGGCGACGATCTCCTCTCCGGTCATGCCGGCAACGACCGGATCGTCGGCGGGACCGGAAACGACACCCTTCTCGGCGGGCCGGGCAACGACGTGTTCGTGTTCGCCGACGGCGACGGCATCGACCAGGTGACCGACTTCGGCATCGGCGATCGCCTCGACGTCGCCGCGGTCTCGGCGATCGACGGCTTCGAAGCCTTTCAGGCCGCTGCGAGCGAGGAGGCGGCCGGTCTGCGCCTCGTGTTCGACGGGGGGCAGGTGCTGATTCATGGCGCGACGCTCGCAGCCATCGAACCGGACGACCTGATCTGGTGAGGCTAGGGGACGGACCGTGAAGCGCGCCGCGCTTCCGCATGGACCGGAACGTGAGCTCTCGCGACTATGGCGGCACCAAAATCCAGGGAGAAATGCATGCTGAAACACCTCAACCCCGCCGGCGTGCCGAAACCCGGCAGTCCCTACAGTCAGGCGGTCGAGGCTGCGCCCGGCATGCGGTGGCTGCACGTCTCGGGTCAGATCGGCGTGGCGCCCGACGGCACCGTGCTGGAGGGTGCCGCGGCGCAGATCGAGCAGATATGAAGGGCGAAAAATTATCGTTTAAAATCAAGGGCTTCCGACTATTATCCTGGGGATATGTAGGCATTTTGTAAGCATGAATTGTCGTTGTAGCGCAACCATGCAGCGAGTTAGCCGGCAACCTTAGAGGGTGTGAGCGATAGGAAATCCTCCCATGACATGACGACTAGGGGAGGCTTGCGGTTAGAGCGTAGGACGAGGATAGGCGTTGCACCGTTCCGGTTGGCTTCCGCCTGGGCATAGGCTCGATACACGTTCGCGAAACCCTCTTGCCGCTTGGCTTCGATGGAGAAGGGGAACCGTTCTCTCGCCGCTTTCGTCATCATCTTAATATCGGTTCCGTTCTCACTTCCTATTGCCGTTCTAATTTCATCAGGTTCAATGTGAAACAATTCGATAATTCGTTCCTTCAACCAAATTTGGAAATCCCTTCCTTTCAGCTTTGCGCTTTTCCTAGTGATAGGCATTAACGGTTCATACGTAACATCTTTTCAGTTAGAACGCGGGCCTTCTCCTGTAACTGTCTGCCCTTAGCATCATTGTTATAATAATCACTATTGGTCATAAGTTCTTCAATTCTAGCTTCAATATCAAGGGCTGAGTTAGAACCTGTTTCCGTATCGTCTAGAATGGCTGGTGAATTCTTGCCCATAACGCTTTCAAGAAATTTCATACCGGCTGCGGTATTCGCTAATGGTAGGTTCAAAACTTCCGCTGGTACGTTAGCCGTTGCCCATGTTCGGATTGCCTTATGCTTACTAGAAAACTGGTTTCCCCATTCCGCTTGAAGTGTAGCAAGTTCCGCCTTTGCATCGATCTTAGGGCCGTTTTCTAATGCTCTGTTAATTTCTCCCATACCAAGAGCCGTCTTAAACATTTTAGCTATAACCGGCATCTGTTCCTCAGAGAACTTTCCTTCTTTAAACATCGGAATGAAAGTATCATAAACACCTTCATATCCTTCCAACGGTAAAACGTCTTCACCAACAGCCGTGAAAGCATTCTGAATATGTTCGTGTGTAACGTCTTCAATTGCTACAGGGCCTTTCTCACGTAGCTTCTTTGTAAGTTCCTTGTATCCCTTTTCTAAATCTTCAATCTTCTTATACTTATCAGCGTACAAACGTTCTTCCGTTGTTTCGGTTTCATCGGTTTCGCTTTCAGTTTCAGTTGACGTTTCATCTTCGGTGTCTGAGCCGATATCCATATCTAACAAAGAGGCGCTTTCGGTTGTATCATTAGCAACTTCATTAGTTTCTGTTGTTTCTGTTTGGTTAGTTTCTGTTCCTGTAGTCATTAATAATCTACCTCTCCATTTAGGTTCTTTGTTATATGTCTGTATATTTCCATCTGAGCAACTTTATAAACGGCGGAATACGCATTAGGGTCGTTACGATCAACCTTAGTTCCATTGATAATAAGTAGAATGTCTTTCAATACCTTGCGGCCCGAATCATTGCCGAATACGTGCTTATAAAGAAGTGCCTTTTCTTGGTCATTATCTCTTTGTAGATCGGAAGAAATTTGTAATCTCTTAGATTGATTTGGGTTCATTTAATTTAGGTTCCATTGTTTTGATTATTTACCCGTTATTTAAGTTTGCTAATGCCGCTCCTAATGGTCCGTCTAAAGCTTTGTTCAAGGACTCGCCAGCTTGCCCGGCTTGCCCGGCAACGCCTAGCGTCTGTTGTGTCTGATTCATCTGTGAGATTTGCTCTTTCATAGCGTCAACGGTTTCTTCGGAATTCAATAGGTCTTCCGATACGCCAAAGCCTCTCAATAGCTTTCTTGCAAGCTTATCCTTGTTGACATGAATAGCGGTTTCTTCTGGCATAACCTGGGCAACGTTCGCATAACCCATCAAATCGTTTTGAGCCTGTTGCAACATGCTTGCTTGTTTGACCGCTGCATTAACATCAACGGTGAAAATCTCAGAAGCGTTCGATACGTCAAAGCCCATGTTTCTAACAATCTGTAGATGCTCGTCTGTGAATGGCGGAATCTCGCCACGCTTCATCATTCGTCCGACAACCTGAGTAGCAATAAGCTTCAAAGCTTCATCCTGAAAACGTCTAGCAGGTTGCCCTACCTGTTGAATGAATGCCTCTCTATCAGCCATGATTTCGGTTGCGGTCTTATAAGTGTTTTTGCCTGTAGACCTTCCACGCGAAAGCAAGATATTTCGAATTTGCATAGCGGTACGTTCGAACATATCGGTTGTAATATTATAATTGCCTGGGAATTGGATAGGCGTAAGTGGTTGTTCCGTGTAGATGATTCCACCTGGGACCAAACGTGAAGCGGCTTGTTCGGAATTAAAGCTTTCATCTTCCGTCTGGAATGCACCAAGAGCGGCAAATTCCCCCGCTCCAATCATTGTCATCTGCATCTTGTTGATAAGGCGGATCGATGGAAGAGCCGCTAGACAAGGGGAGTCTCCCCAACCGTTATTAGATTTTGCCCAACGCCATACGACGAACGGACTCCAGTTCATCGAAACGTTTTTAAGTTCGTGCCAACCATTTTCTAAATGAATGGTATATGTGAATTGGTCGCCATCAGGAATGACGGACTCAATAACACCGTGAGAGGCATCAGGGTTTGTCTCTGTGATTTCTTCCGGCAAGTCTTCAAATCGCTTCATAAGCTGGCGAGTTGTCCACTTATGTTCACGGAACCTGCAATCGACGTTACCGGCTTTATCCTCTAGGAAATACAATTGTTTCAAAGGAACGCATTCATACGTAAGAGGCTCAAACGGTTCATCGTGAATGGCTATGCAAGCGGTACCTGCTACAATCGTATCAAGAATGCATTCACCGATAGCGAGATAGAAGTTAGAATTAACGAAATGATCCCTGAGATAATCATTAGATTCCGATAATTGTTCAACGACAAGTGGCCCTATCTCACGTCTCAATGTGTCTTTAATAAAACTGATTTCTGCCCAAGGTCGGGCTTCTGGAATGAGCATATTAATAATGGAAGTCTGTAATTCAACCGCAGCTTCATAAGCAGTATTGTCAAACAAATCATCATGATCGGTAGGTTCATCTTCAATGTAGAACTGGCGAGAAGGCAAAACGTAGTAATAGGCTTCATCAATCAATGAGGCTTGCTGTTCTCTCTTGCTCTTAGCTAATCCTAATAGCTCTTTAAGTTCCTTTATATTTCGCTTCATTCATAATTTCACCTTAAAGTTTTGACTGTACGCCTAAAAATCCAGTCTCTTCATTCAATAATGAACCGATACCGGAAGCTCTACGCTTGCGTTCTTCTTCGATTTTTCGAGCCGCCGCGTCTTCTCTCTGAGCCGCAAGCTTCGTATCTTCTTCTTTAACCTCTACCGGTTTGGGCGCTTTTGGAGCAATGCACATATTAATATCCTGCCGTTTTAATTATTTAGTGAGTTCCCATATTCGGAACGGTTCTCCCGTAAAGGGCATAATGTAATCAGTGGGTGTAAAGCCTAATGTTTTAACCCAACGCTTATTAGATTCGTACTTATCCCATAAGGGAATAAGCAACCTCATTCCGAAGAATTCATTCTTAAATGCACCTACTACGCCTAGTGCGACGCTATGAAACGACTTAGGAATTCTATTAACGGCATCGGTAGCTATAAACCCTAATACCGCTGTACTTTGGAATCTTGCTGCCCAAAACATAGCCGCTGGTTTACCGTTCAAATGAGCGATGCAACCATTAACATCCTTAAGCAAGTCAACATAATTGCTATCAGTCAGATACATAAGCCTAGCTTCTTCCTTGTCTCGCGTTCTCATGTGTTCCCATAAATATTGAAGATCGGGAATGTTCGGTTCTACAAACTCAATGTTCATTAGTTATCCCTCAACTTTATGTCCGTAACGATTGACGCAATCGTACAGGGGAGGGGAGACGAGACAGACAGAGTGAGGGTAGGGGAGCGGTAGCCGCTTCCGCCTAGGGTGACGCTGGCAAGGCCGGTGAACGACGGTAGCGGCTCGTCCAGTAGGTCATCGCCTAGGCGACGTAAGGGAACGGGATAGCCGTCAACGGTTAGGCTCTTGGTATCGAGAAGTTCAACCCTAGCGCGAACTTTTCTAATATCATCAACTCTCTTAATCTGATTCTCAATCGATATAACAATATCCTGAGTTTCAACTAGCGAAGTGTATTCATGTCCGATATGAACGGTGTAAGCGGTTTCAACGAGTTCAAATGCGCCGCTACCATTTACCGCAGTATCAGCATGTACCAACCCATCAGCTAATACGCTACAGGTTTCACCTGATAAGCCGGTTACGCCTGTCCAATTGGTTTTGGCGGTGCCACTCGTTAGGACGTAATGACAATCAAGAAAAACATCTTCCTCAGTAAGATATTCAAGGAATGTTCCGTTATCTCGTTCTATTAAAGCGTACAACGTTTCTTTCAATCCATCGCCATGATCGGCAGATACAACGATAACACGCTTGAACAAACCATTAGTTTTGAAACGCGACCAACCTAATACGTTCTTTTCCTGATCGATTGTGCAAACAGCTATCTCGCCATCCGCCCTTACAACGAATAACAAGTTAGCCTGAGTGTCTTTGAAGCCTCGCATGAACGCCATATCAATAGGCGCTTTCCCATCTACAAACAAATGATGGGCGAATATCGTTTTGTTTAAAGCGTTAAACCTATCATTCGTATAATCATAAACGAATGAACGGATTTCCTTATTGTTTCGTGTAGAGAATATCAATTCTCCCTGTACGTCGATAACAGGAAGGTTGTTAATTCCGTTGGTGGATTGCGTAGCCGCTCTAACGTTCGTTGCCGTGATCGGATTATCTCCCCCACCTGTCACAACGCTTTCAGCTTCCGTAGAAAATACGAATAAGTTTTGTTGTGCTTTAAGGTCTTTGATTGATTGTTGTTCGGTAGAAGTGAGGTTGAATGTATATGCGGTTGAATCAGTGACTTCATAAACATCGGTAGTGGCGTTCTTAACTTTATCGGCAAAGTTGTAATAGTCACTGACATTACTTCCGAATATGATTCCGGGCAAAGCACGTGTTCCACCGAAAACCAATCGATCCTGAAAGAATATACAGGTTCTAGGATATCCTTTAGATGAAGACCAAGCCCATTCTTCGAAGGCGTTTGAGGCATCTGTTCCGGTTAGATCAACGTCACCTATCGTACCTTCGATCACAGTTGCAGAAGTGTATGCAGTTACAGTGACGGTACCGCCATTAATACGAAACTTGCGACCAACCCAAGCGGCTGAGAAATAGTCGTCTGAAGCCGTAAACGTCACTCCCGTTCCTGTTACCGCACTAGGCGTAATCGTTACAGTACGGTTGAAACGATAGAAGGGAAGTTCCGTAAACGTTATATTGCTAAATGTCCAATCGTTATCGGCCCCATTTCTCGTAAGACGTTTCACCGGATATTCAGGATGGGTGAATATGATTGTATCGCCCGAATGTGTGTAACGTATATCGGCTATATGATTGGACGTGTAAGGCGACGTTATTAAATCAACGATTACATCGTTACGCAAAATGCGAAGTTCGATATCTGAAAACAAAAGAATATATTGTTGATCCGTATTAAACGAGAATTTAACAAAACGGGATGAGTCTGCATCAACGCTACCAGATGTTTTCAAAATGTTTCTGAAACCCGGTCTTCGCTTGATCGGGCCATGCGGTAAGACGAGCCAATTTTCCAGGGTCTTAGCTGATCGGAAGTAGTCGGGAAGGTCCGAACGTGACTCCATGTACGGGCCAAATTCGCCGCTCCCGAAGGTCGTTTGTGGGGAAGAGATCGGCTTACGCATTAGCGCCAACCTCCCCTGTAGCCTCCCCTAGAGGCGGATAGCCACGTACTCGCCCCGTAGATGCTCCTAGACGTGTTCGCCTGGGCGTCGGAATGGCGAGCCTTCTTCATCTTCGCGTCATACTCAGTGAACAAACCTCTTGCTAAGTCACCGTCACCCATCAAAGGGTTGCATAATTCATACGCAAGCTTGCTAACTAATGCGTCTGTGAATTGGGCTGAGAAACTATTTTCGTTACAATCGGCATGATATCTTAATAGAACAACCAATGAATTAGCGTATATGCGGTTTCCTTCATCGAGATATGGAATTGAAGTCATATTCTCGTCATATGCAGTGATTGTCCTGATATGATCGGCAGGAATGGCGAATGAATACGACCACTTAGTATCAGTTGGGGTATCGGTATATCTCGATAAGTTCGCTACGGTAGCGGTGAAGTTCCAGTTGTAATTACCTAGTTCGGCTGATTTAACAATCGGATATATCGTTGCGGCTACCTGACTTTCTCGTGTGCCATCATTGAAAGATGCAATCTCATTCGCGCCAATCTTCAACAAGGCTGCGGAAAGAATATCGAATTTGGTTCGTGCCATGTCATATCAATCTCACTCGTTACTATGTATTTACAAAAAAATAGGGAAGCCGAAGCCTCCCTATCTTAAAAACTATGTAACTAATGATTATACGTCGCTTACGTCACTCCATGCGATTTCATCATGAACCAACTTCGCACCATAAAGACCGGCTACACAAATCACCCAATACTGAGCATCAGCGTTCTTATCGATTGATACGCTGAATTCCTTTGGAGAGAATAAAGCTACGTCTCTCTTGTGGAATGCATACGCTTCACGTCCGGTATAATCGGTGTCGGATGTAGCAGTAAGGTAATTGCTCTGTACGATCTTACCGAAACCGGCAACGTTAGAGAAATAACCGTCGTTCAACGCCTTGTTCACCATGAAATCAGATGATGTAAGGGTTGTGTCGTTCATCATGTCTTCCCAAGCTGGAGACGAAATAACCAATGTTCTATCGCCTTGATCAACATTCTTAGCATTGAGAACGGAAGCCATCTTAACAACACCCTGTTTGTTCATGGTGTTAGCCGTTGGCAATGCGGTTTCGGTTTCAGCGGTTGCGGCCAATGCAGCGATAATAAGCTGGTCGATTCGCACATTGATTGCAGAAACCAATGTATCAATTGAAGACTTACGGAAATCAACGTTACTCTGGAATGGATCGAGAGAAGCGATTCTATCGAAAGCTTCAACAGGCTGTGCAGCTACGTTGACTTGCGCCTGTGCTGGTTCGGTGAAAGTACCGTTAGTGAATCGGCCACGACCAACCTGCGCCGTTACGTTACCGATTGTAGGAATGTTGATAGATTCACCAACGCCGCTGTAATACTTAACACTGTCTCGTAAAAGCGACTTTGACTGTCTAAATGCTACGTTAAATTCTTTTGCAAACTGAGAAATAAAAACTTCTGTACGTGTATCAGCCATTTCATATGACCCTCCATTAAAAATTGTTTGAAATTTGCTACGGATGAAACCGCAACTTCTCGCAACTTCCGGGTGGGCTTACTTGTTTGGGGTTCACTCTTGCGAATGAGGTATGCCAAAACCTTTCAGGGTCTTCAGTTGTCACTAATATTTACATGAAATATGCAAAATCATTGCACATATAAAAAGAGAGTGAGGCGGTTAAACCTCACTCTCTTGCAACACCAAAGGAAAAATACTTGAAATGTAGTCAGTATCACCTGACAAAAGTATTTAGTGAAATATAATGATTGGACCATGCATTACACGAACGCCATACAATACAGTCACTTTAACATTATTTGCTTCAACGGCAATATCAGGCTGTTGTGGAACGAATGATGCAACCTGACTCTTAGTAAACGCATATCCATTGCTCCCATGACGGAATACCAATTTACCAATCAATACGCCATTCTTTTCTGATTCTTCGGAAGCGTCGGCTATCGCTGTAACGTTCTTTTTCAAAACCTTTTCAAAGTCAGCGACTAGAACGCGGTCTGTAGGCTCTAACAATGCAGCGTTCATCGCCTGGGCAACCTTGAAGATTCCAACCTTGTCTAGCTCCCCATTCGGAAGGTTCACCGTCTCAGCCGTAGCAGCGTCCAAAGCGGCGATAATCAAGGTGTCTCTCTGTTCGTTCACGCTGGCCCTAAGCTTTGCGTACACGCCTTCACGGTAATCAGGCTCATTCGAGAACCGTTCAACGTCCACAACCTCGCTTGCCTCGATAGGGGAGGGGGTGACGGTGACGGTGACGGAATGGCTAGTAAGGGAATCGGCTACGGGTGCAGAGTTGCCCATTGTAGGAATGTTGAAAGTTACGCCACCTTCAAAGGTGGTGATTGCCTTCTGTAACGCTGATGCATTGAATCCGTTATTAAATTCATTTGTGTATGTTTCCATATTTGCTACCTCCTATTAAATTATTACTGCCACAATCGCTAAACCAATCAACAATGATGGACCTGAAAAGTAGTCATATATTCTGAAATCGTTAAAGCTCATTTGATTATCCTCTATTAAGTTAGGTTAAGTTAGGTTTGTTAATGCTCTGTTTCGTTTGGTAAATCTATTAGTTCAACAAATGGTTCTTCATCATCATACGGCAGATGCACCTTAATAGCCGGGTGATCGGGATGCACGATTAATAAACAACCATCGTCATAAGCGAATGAGGCTTTGTCAAAGTATGACATTAAGCCTTTCCTAATACTGGAAAGCTTAATAATTGCATTTCCTCAAATACAAATGGATCTAGATACAGAAATACCATTACATCGAATTCCAATACCCCTTGCATACTAGATGGGATATCGGCTCTAGTTTTGTCGTCGTATCGGATTTTTAAGGAAATGTAACAATGTTCCGTGAGGAATTCGCAACCGAATTCCTTTGATTCGATGGCCCTAGATACCGTTCTAAAAAATTCTCTGCAAACCATTCTGCGAAAAACTTCACCGGTTAAATGGTTAATATCTTCTAGGTTCATTGAGATAGTACCGGCAAGCAATGGGTTAGTTTTGGTGTTGTGCTCTAAGACGATGGTTTGTCCTTCGCTTAAAACACCTCTGCAATGCCCTTCCGCCTCCGTAAAGATATCGCAATAAAGCTGAGTTATAATTGCTTCGTTCGAAGTTGCGTCGTTATTCATATTCATAATCTCCTATTAAAACGTATTTCTTTTGCCGCTGTGCATGTAAACATAATCCCAAGCCAGGGTTGTCTTAATAACTATGCCAGAAGTACCCCAAGTATCAACAGGCACAAGCCTATCAAATTGAAGGCGTAAATCAAACACAACAATAATGGGGCGAGTGGAAGCCGGTTTAGCCGACATGATGATTGACGCCAAACGTTTTCCATCAATCTTCAAAACCGAAAGCGTATTGCTATTAGATATCTCATATTGAATATCAGTGAACGTTTCAGAGAAGGTATAATCTCCTGGAACTAATACCCTAGCGGCTGCGGTGCCATTCAAACGGAAATGCGTAACCATTTCATCAACCGATCTATCGAATTCGTCGTTTAAGTATTCTCTCGGTAATGTGTAAGCCATATTCATAACCTCCTATTTCAAAACTTAGAGGGCGAACTAATCGCGCGATTCACTTCCATGAACGCCACCTGGAAATCCGTTCTCGCAATCGCTAACCAACGTTGGTCAACCGTCTTCCATTCCTTCAAATCATCTAACATTTCCTGTAAGATTGTACCGATATCCGTAAGAGAATTAATTACATCAATCTCTTCATCCGTTAATTGTCTATATCCTGTAAGTGTTTTAGTCATTTTAGTTTTCTCCAATATGTTTAGTTTTTTGACTCGATTACGATTGCGGCGGCTACTGATAGAATTATTGATATAACCGCTAATAGTAGAAATAGTCCCATCAGTGGGGCTAATATATTTTCTGCGTATGCTAGTGTTAGGTGAACAAATTGATTACCTGTCATTTTAAAGCCTCCTTTAGCATCTTGATGGAACTAAACATAAAGGATCCCACAAATGCGACGGCCGCTAAACAAAAGATCGTTCCTATAACTGTAAAAAAACCAAACGCTATAATGTTCGCCATTATACATATCCTCCAATTACACTAATCTTAAAATGGTCGCCATTCTGCTCTATGCTCACTTGCTTCAATGTCTCCATAGAATGCAAATGCTTTCTAATAGCTCTTAAATCTGTTTCCTTCGTTACTGTGAATGTCACTGAGAATTGCACATTAGCGGTAACGAAAGCGTTCATAAGCTTAATAATCTCATTCATCATCAATTATCTCTAAATCATGTATCTGTAAGTATATAGGGCATTATGTAATTTCATGCGTTCTAATGCTCTGTAATGCTCTACCATGTATATTTACGTATAACTGTAGTTTTGGGACGTATTATTTTTTGGGGTATATATAGAGACAAATCCGCCGCCATTTTTCCCCCACCCCCCTCGCGGCTGAGATTCATTCGCTGGTCAAAGGGGGGTACCCCCCTTCGGTCTGTAGCCTGGGCATAGGGGAGGGGGTATCGGCTGCTAGAGGAAGCGTGAGGCTCTAGGATCGATGCACGTTGACGCTGAGACGTGACAGGCTGAGACACATAGGGCAGCATCGAACGCCAGCCAGAGAGGCTTACAGCGTGCCATCGAGTGAACGCCAACCTCACAGTATTCAGCCGTTGTGCAGGTGCGAGATTGAAGGCTCGATTACCTGGGCTTGCCAGTACTCGCCAACTATGGGCAATCGGATAGTTACAGGTACCTAACGAGTACTGATAATCGCTACCCATAATGAAGAATATCCGACAATATACATCATGGAATATTGTTCGCAGTTCTCCAGGTGAACGGCTCTGAGTGAGAGAGGGAAGGGAAGGCTTACCGCCTGGGAACGCCTAGGAGGAACGCCTAGGGCGGCACGTGAACGCCACTGATAGCCGGTCATCAGTGCCAGCTTACCGCCTGGGAAATGCCTGAGATTGACCGCTATAGCCGAATGAACATAGCGGTTCATGGCGGTCGGACTCGATGTGGCTACGCTTAAAATCATCAGCTATTCAGCCATTCTTGGGCATCTGATACCCTTCAAATTGGCTCATATCGGCTCCAATCAGGGGGAATCAGGCTCTAGATATGAGCGAGGAATTGACCAATACGTGTCAGGAATGGGGGAAGAAATGCGAACGATATTCTGTGTATTTTGTGTGTGTTTAGTTTCGTGGAATGTGAGTGCGCAAGAAGTAGACGTTAGCAACTTCAAAACGGGAAACAAGTTGTACAAAGACTGCGCCGAAAATTACAGACATTGTGTCGGATACGTTCAAGGGGTGGTGGATGGGGCGAGTGCTATTATGGCGGAACTTAGCATGAAAACGCCAATTTGCTTTCCTAATAATGTTACATCTGGCCAAGTGACAGATATTGTAATAAAGTACCTTAAAGAAAATCCATCAGCCAGACATTATGTCGCGGCCAGCAACGTTATGGTTGCTATTACCAATGCATTCCCTTGTCCAGATGTTGCGAAAGACCTTGGCGGGAAATGGGTTAAATGATCGCGGCGGGAATCGTTAGGACGCAGAGGAATGATGTATTCTTAAGAAGTGAGGTAATTAGTTATTCAAAAAGGGGGAGTGAATACGTGCATCTAATAAGAATACTATTAGGTGCGGGGATTCGATCCCCTTTTCTATTTCGGTCCAATTCCCTGAATTCGACTAACTGGTATCGGCTACTTCTACTCAATTCCTCTAATTGGAGATACAAGGAAAGATATGGGTGAATAATTAATATGTGTTTATGTCCTGTATCTCTGTAACCTTTGTTTCTTCCAATAGTCTGATTAATTATATCCATGTAGAAATGTTTAATAGGGGAAGCCAGTTCGATTCCCGCCGCCAAAGCATTAAGGTATGCGTATTGCTGCGGTGAAATCATCATCTGTATCTGTGCAATGTCTGTCTCTGATAGGAGGTTGCTTCCTTGAACGCCTTGGTGAGTACAGACGTTAGGTAATGTGAGACTAGATGCATGATTGGTTACAATGAAGATACCTGGGAAGGCTTCGTTAACGTCTCTTGCCAGTTCCTTAAGTCCTTCCTTGTGTGCTTTATCATGTTTGATGAATGGTATTTCGGTTTGTTTATCAATCGGCATAAAGTTTAATGTCTTAATGCCTAGTTTCTCAGATATGAGCATAGGTAGGGTTTCGGTTGTCGTTATGGCTACGTGATCGGCTGCATATTTGAACCATTCCTGTTTGTGAATGTATGCAGGTTGTCCGTCATATGATTTATAAATGTGATCGTTGACGTTCTTACTGTTGTCTTTGCCGAATGGTTCCTTATTGAAATCCAATGTGATTTGTTCGTAATCGGATAGGTTCACGTTTACTGCTACATGGGCGGAAACTGTATCCTGTTCTTCTCCGGTCAATTTGTAATAGGCGTAATGTTTCTCAGTGGTCGTTGCCTTGTCCCAATCGAGTGAGTTTTGCATTCGTTTGATTGCTTCATATTGTTCCTGAGTGAGAAATTCGATTAAGTCGGTTGGTGCAATCTCGTCATATAGAAGGTATGCGGGCTTTAGATCATTCTTCAAACCCATAAGGTATTTGCTATCGTCAATTTGTGCGATATCGAAATCAGGATGCAGGAAGGCGATTGCTTTAAGAGATTTCAGCCACGTCTTATGAAGGGCGTGAACGGTGAAGATCATGCATTCATCAATTTTATTTCCGTTCCACGCTTCGTTACGCATTTCGATCATGCGGGCGAAAACATTAGGTTGATAGTTGGAAGCGTATTCGATCAAAGAGCCGTCATAGATGGATACAGGCTTTTCCTCTAATTCTTCGCAAGCGAGGCTATAATATTTCGATGCAGAGCGAAGGAAGACGGCTGGCATATTTGAAGATCGTTTGAAAGCTTCGAACTTCTCGAATGATTGAGCATAGGAGATAGAGGCGACATATCTAGGTCCGGTGCATGTCATTAGAAGTTCAATGAAGCGTGTGGATTTGCCGATACCCTCGCTAGAGCAAAGAATAAACGTGTTAAATCCATGAAGAATGATAGGTGCGAGGTTTGATAGTGCCGTTCTGGCGTCTGATATCTTCGTTTGGAATTGAAATAGCTGTTCAAGTCCGTTTGGCTTTCTAGGATAAATGTTGACGGTATCGGCTATGCATCTGGCCCATTGGTTCAAGCTGATTGGTAAATAAAAGTCTTCTAGGAAGTCATGTTCTCCAATTAGAATGATCTTCTTCATGTCTCCATATACGTAGCTTCCCGCTTTCCTGTCATGTGGTCCGTTGAAGAACTTTGCTCGCGGTTCGCCTTTGTAGCTATCGACGTGAGCGAGCGTCAAACCTGGGAAGTTCTCTTTGCACCAAGCGTCTAGCTGGCGTTCCAGTTCGGGAAACACGCTTGTTGGCGCTCTGTAGCCGCTACGGACGGGTTTGGGCTTGGCTGCGGCTGTCTGGTACTTCCCATCATCGAACATCATCGAGCGGGCTTCGGGATAGCTCCGGCTGGAAAGTTGATCCCATAGAACCGTTTGGCGGATTTTACGCGTTCTCGTGAGAGAGGCGAACGGATGGCTGTTGATCTGTCTGGTATCGAGAAGCCTTGTTCCGTGCGGTAAGCGGCGGAATTGCTTAGGACTCGCTAGGGCAGGATCAGCTTTCAATTCAAAAAACTGTTCGAATTCGGTTTTAAGATCGGTGAATACCAATCTGCACATTTCATAGAACGTTGCATCAGAAGTGTTATTCTTCCATTTCCCTAATGATCTGTTGGATTGAGTGCAAAGTTCTTTGTTTAAGTGATAAGTGTTGAATATGAAATGATAGTGAAGGCTCCAGTTTCCCGAATATGCTACGTTGCATCCTAGGTAGTCACCATATCTCTTTAGAGAGTTATGAAACTGATACATACGTGATTTCTGAATGTGGTTCTTAGATGATGGGCTGAGATTGTCTAGCTGTTCATATAATACATCTAATGTATGTTCGTCGCATTCCATCGTAATGATGGCTATTCCTGAATTGATGGTATCAAACTCGCTATCAATAGCATTCTTGAAAACGCTATGACTGTTGATGGCTTCCGGGTTTCGTCTGACTTCCTCAATGAAGGGATCATACATTTCAAGCTTGGTTTCCTTGGTTGGTGCAATCGGAAACCGGTAATCGTTAACCTGAGACAGTATAAGTCTGATTAAATCAGACGAGTCTTTATCAGTGGTTAGTTGTTTTAAATATTTTTGGTCCATATTTTGTGCCTCAAAAGTAAAAAGTCCTGACGGAGGCACCCATCAGGACTTTAAGGACTTTTTCTTTTAAGGACTTTAGAAGGAGCTACCTTCCTATACCTATTTATGTCTTTTCTTCAAAAACACAACCCTTTATGTCGATGTGTGCCTACATCATTCGTACTATTTATGTACGTATGTCAAAAGTATGTCAGGTTCAATGGTTGGACAAAAGGAAAACCCCACCGCTCGTTAAAGCGATGGGGCTGGTAAACATATCGGAGAATATGAAAGTGAGGGTTACTCACATAAGTATTTAGTTACATATCGAGAAAGAACGGTACAAAACTCAAACCAACGAAAGCGGCTATCATTCCCCATTGTCCGATTTCAGGACCAAGAAGGACGATGATAACGGGAGCGACAAAAAAGACTAACCATGACATTGCAATGTACCTTTCTATTAGTTGTTCTGAATGTATGTAGAGCTATGAGGCTATGCAACGAGTCTCAGGAAGCTAATAACGTTATCATTAATTTTCCGAATGAAGGTGATTGAATTATCATCTTCATCAACGTGATCAATGGCTATCAACCATTCAATCCGGGCAATCACTTTCCCTTTCTCGTTGTCGGTGAGAGAGCGAAAGCCGGTCATCAAACCGGAATACGATAAAAACCAAATCGGTAGGGCAGGGTCGTTCTCGATAAACCGGGCTTCATCCTCATAGCCGGTCATCAGTTCGGGAGAAGCTTGCACCGTGGCGGAAGAGCCAAGGAAGCTAACGCGGATCGTCTCAATGTTGCGGCTGTTCATCTAGGTTCCTTTAACGTTGGCGAAAAACGTCGAGCCGCATTTCTATCACGAATATAGGATTTTGTCACTAGGAACACATTCCGCATAGTGCCAGGTGCAACGAAAAACCCCCACCGGATAACCGACAGGGGAGTTTCACACTTAGAGGATAAGCGAAGGTATTAACTTCTGAATTAATCTATGTCCTGTTTATGAGTTATCAATACATGAGTAGAAACAAACTTCCATCTTGTTGCTTTCGAATGGCTGCGGCTTATCGATAAACCTTATAATTGTGTCGTTTGCTTCCATCCATTCAATAAGAAAGCCATGATAGAGAGTGCGGCAAGACTCTTGGTGTATCATTGTTATATCAAAATCGGTTTCAGTCCGTTCCATAATGTAAACGAAATCATCGTCTCGTCTCTGATATCTAACGTAGCCGCCGCCATCGAACTTACGGCTGTAGCTGTTAAACCTCATTGATGTTGCAAATCTTGGAAGGAAGTTATCTGTATTCAAATAGTACAGGAACTGTTTAGTTTGGTTCATTTTGGTTAATCTCGTTTGTTTTTCATTCCTAAATATTTAGAACATTAGGAGAATAACAATATGAAACGAGACGCAATAAAGCCGGTAGAAGATATGAAGAAGGAAATACAGGAATTGTTTCATTGGATATCGAGCAATCAGGTTCCCTCTAAAAAAGACGGAAATAACGAACTTTCAAGCGAAGAAAGGGCGCATTTCTACAGAAACTTTCAGAAATAGGCACGTGAAACACCAAAACTAACCATTCTCCATAAATATGAATAGGCGAATATGCCTAACACATTGGAGGATGTTGAAATGTTAAAATATTGTAAGAATTGTCAAGCCGTAACAGAAACATATTTTTTTGGTAAATTGTACCATTGTCGAACCTGTCAGTTAGATAGAGCGTCGAAGCTACAAAAGCTGAGAGTACGTTTTAATAAATGGTTCGCTACTAAGGCGGCGGGATTTAATGAGGGTGAATGTTGGGAACTTACTAATACGTCTTATCCAACCGTAAGATTTAGCGGAGTCCAATATAAAGCCAACAGGTTGATATGCAGATTTGTAAATAAGCAACGAATTAGAGGAAAAGTTATCAGACATACATGCGATAACGATAAGTGTATTAACCCTGATCATCTAATTGTAGGTACGAGCAAAGACAATTCCATTGATATGGCGGAACGCGATAGATGGAAAAAGGGCGTATTATCAATCGAAGATGTAAAATATATCAAGACGAGATTAGTGAACATTAAAAGAGGCGTCGTCATAGAATTGGCAAGAATGTTTAATGTTTCTCCAGAAGCCATTCGACACATTAAGAACGGAAAGAATTATAAACACGTTGTTATCTAAATAGATAAGATAACAAACGAGATATAATATATGTGTTCACCAACGGCACTCATTGGAATTTCACTTTTAACGACTGTTGCGGGCATAGCGGCTAACAATTCAGCCGCGAATGCTCAAACAAAGCAATATGAAAAACAGGCGGAAGCTCAAGCCCAAGCGTATGCATTGCGCAACGTCGATAGGGCGCGTGAGCAAGCTAGAGCCTTGGGTACGGCTCGTGCGCAGTTCGGTGCATCTGGCGTTGATCCATCGGCAGGAACTACAGGCACGGTGTACGATCAGCAAATTAAAGAATTTGCTTACGCTGGTTTTGGGGATCAGATGAATACCGAAAATCAGGTTGATTCTCTCAATAGCAGTGCGAAAGCGAATGTTAAAAGCACAACGTGGAAAAATGTAGGATCACTTTTGGAGTTTGGTTCATCCGCCGCTAGCATCGGTTCGGGAGCCGGTTGGTTCTCGTCTGGTACAGGATACGGAACAACCGGAATGGGTAAGACAACTAATTCCGGCTTCTCGCCTCTCGGCGTTACAAAAGTAGGAAGCGGCAGAATTGTTGGAGGCGTGTAAATGGCAAATATTAATATCAAGAGAGCGCCAGAGTTCAATCTACAAAATGTAAGAACGGCTACCCCTCAATCAGCGGCACCGGTTTTCGAGAAACTAACGAATACGTTTTTAAATATGGCGAATGAGAGAGTGGCGGAAGAAAGTTACAATCGCGGTCTACAATCTCAAATGGATGCAGGTACGTCACCTGTAGCGGAAGAAAGCGGCTTATTTGGTATGCAAACGACTTCCTCAAAAGCGTTTAATAAGGGTGCAAGATTGGCATTGCTCAGTAATAAGCAATCAGAGTTAGATACTACGCTAACTGAGATTGAAACAAAGTATCAATATAACCCAACGGAAATGCGTAAGAAGCTAGATGAATACAAGGGTAAGTTTCTAGCTGATGTTCCGGCTACCGTTCGTCCAGATTTGAGCCTTCATTACGCCAAGGCTTCTAACAATGCGTTACAGCGTTCATCATTGCTGGCGGTTGGTTTGGAACAGGACAGACAGAAAGCTAGTATCGTTGAAAGAGCTACGGATTTATCTAATACGGTTGGTGCATTGTCATTGAATTACGGTGCTAATGAGGCAACCATTAACGAAAAGCTTAATGATTTCTTCTCGCTTGTCGATCAGGCGTCAACGGCTACGGATGATGGGCCACCTGTCATCGATCCTGTAACCGCTTTCAAACTTAAAAACTCAGCGAAAGAAACCATTGCAATTAATGCTATCAAGGGAAACTACGACAGATTAGGTACTATCCAAGAGAAGCAAGCGTTCATTGAGAAGTTGAAGAATGGCGAATTGATATCGGGAGTTACATCTAATTCTAGTTCACCGGAACAATTGGCGGAACGTATCTCAGCGGTTGAATCTGGCGGTAACGCATATGCAAAGAATCCGAATTCATCCGCTACGGGTGCGGGACAGTTCCTTAAGGCAACTTGGCTTTCCTTGATGAAGTCGAATGAGCCTGAGTTAGTTAGGGGTATGAGCGATGACGAGATATTAAAACTTAGAAATGACAAAGCACTTTCGTTGAAAATGATTGGAGTATATGCCGATGACAATAGGGGCTATTTGGCGGCGAAGGGGTTGGCAACTGATGATGGTAGTTTGTACCTCGCTCATTTTGCTGGCCCGGAAGGTGCGGCAAAAGTTTTATCATCCGATGGGAAAGAATCAGTAGAAAGCATATTAGGAAGTGAGGTTGTCAAAGCAAACTCATTCCTAAAAGGTATGAATGCAGATGATTTGAAAGAGTGGGCAAACGGTAAAGTTGGCAACGCTCCTGTAGTAGAGCCATCAACTATGAATATTATGGGTGTGATATCTGGCGGCGATGTAGCTGCATTGTCATCTGGTTTTCAATCTAAGCTAGAAACGGAAATGAATAAGCTTCACGCTCAAACCGTAGCGGAGAACAAGAGAAATCAGAAGGAATGGAAAGACGACTTCACCAAGACATTAGAGGTTTATCAAAAGACAGGCGCGGGCGAAGAAGACGTTATTGCAGGACTGTCGACCGGGATAAAGCTTGGTTCCCCTGATGTACAGGATTTGGGCGAGAAGGCGAACGCTGCACGAATGGCTAACCGCATAGCGAGTACGCCAGGAATGACGGCTACCGGACTCCAGGCGTCACACGATGAAATTCAAAGACGTGTCCAGAGTGGCGAGATTGACCGCTATCAAGGGATGCTCACTGCGGAAGCCTTACAGGCGAAAGCCGACGATCTACGGAAGGCGGAAGACGGCGGCAGCTTGCCAGAGCTACGGGCTTCCCAAGGCATGGCACCGGAAGTTCTACCGCATGACTTCTCCAAGCCGGAATCCGCCTCTCAGGCGCGTTTGTCGAGACAGGCGGTAACGGACGATCCGAAACAGCTTCTCAGCGATCAGGACGCCTCTAGAGCCTCAGAGATATGGAAGGAAGGCGGAAGCCAGGAACGGGAGAAGGTCGTTGGCTACATGGGCCAGCTTGCCGGAAACGATCCTCGCGCGGTGTTCACGCTGGCGAAGAAGGTAGCCAAGAGCGATCCGGCTTTCGGGCAGGTTGTCGGCATGGCTGCATCATCGAATACCAAAGAGCGTGAGGTTGCCGCTTCCTCAATGCGAGGCTTGAATTTCATGAAGGTGAATGAGGCAACCATTCAGGACGTACCAAATCTTAGAAGATATTTCACAGAGAAGTTATCAGAAATAATTCCTGATAGATCGGGCAATTCAATATCGGGCATGGTTGATGTGGCAATCGGAAGATACGTAGATAACAAAGTACGTACAGGCGATTACAAAGACGATGATAATAAGTTTAGCAGGGAAGAAGCTGATAAAGCATTGCATGATATTATTGGAGTGAAAGACACGTATTCAATTCGTCCGACTGGTGGCGATAGACAGAAGATCATACCTTACAAATATGGCGTTTCGGCTTCTGAAATGGAACTTAGAATTAACGCAACGAATGATGAAGCATTAAAGAACATGAATGGTGGAATGTTCCCTAGAGATATAACGGGCTTAGAAATTAACAGCCGTCAATTAAGACGATCAAAGTTCGTGCCAGTTGGAAGGGATGGGGAAGAATACATCTACGTAGCTCAATATAAAGATAAGGCAACTGGTGAATATCGTAATCTGTTATCAGGTAAAGTTAGCAATGGCGTTCCTGTCCCATTCATTTATAGATTTAGTCAGGCTCCCGATAAAATCCAGTTGGGCGATAGTGAGGGGGCATTATTCAGGGGTGACATTAAGTAATGATATTATTTGACGACATTAGCTTAGATGAAAACAGAAACGTAGTCGGCACATTTCCACTTAATAGAAGTGAAACATTCGATAGTTCGTTTGAGGCATCGAGAACAGACAGTAGCTTTTATGAAACCGATCAGCTTAACGCATACACCGATAAGTTGAATAAGCTTTCAGCGGAAAAGGGGTTTGATATTCCTGTACCTGTTGACGCTTGGAAAAGAACGCTTGGTATCAATTCGGCTATTCCGTCATCGTTGGAAGATATGAAGTATCGAGCGAATAGGATTGGGCTTGGTACACGTGTTGAAGTCGATAAAGCGCAAAACATGCCTGAGAAAGATAAGTTAGAGATTGAAGCGTTTAACAATTCCATTCGCCAACTTAGAGAAACCAATCCTGAATTGACGGGTGAACTTCTCACTACGGATGAATGGCAAAATCAGAACGTAGATCAAACCAAAAAGATCAGACAGGAAGCGGCGGAAGCTGCGGAACACGGCTCTTGGTCCGGTAATATGGTCAACTCTTTAATTGGTGGATTCTATTTCGGAATGCAGGAACCGGAGAACATCGCGGCATCGGCTGCAATGATTGCGCTTACCCCATTCACTGGCGGTGCAGCGGGAGCAACCCTAGGAATGAGGGTACTTGGTCGCCTGGGCATGATCGGTGTGGACGCGACTCTAGCCGGTGCCGCTGAGTACAGCATTGCCGACAGGAAACGATCCTTCCGCGAACGCCTGGGCATGACGGAACAGGAAATTGACGATCTACAGATATCCGAATCCCTATGGGCGGCAGGGGGAGCGGCACTGATTGGAGGCGTCTTAGATGGCGTCTACGCGGCCGGTAGATCGGGAGTGAGGCGTTGGAACGCGGCCAAGGCTGCATCAACGCCAGAGCGTCGCCTATTCGATTCCCTGGTGGAACTGGAAGACCCTAACCCGGCTGTCCGTCTAGCGGCGGTTCGGAAGGTGGAACGCATGGCACCGGACGCCATAACGAGCGACGTAAGAATCCAACTCGATATGACCAAAGAGCGAGCCGAACTAGAGCTATCGGCACCGAAAGGAACACCTACCGAAACCCATATCGCGAACATGGTGAAGGCGGAAGATCAGCTATCAGTTGGAAAAGCTACGCCTGAAAATATCGTATTGATCGATGATGGTTGGGCAAGTTTCGTTAAGCGAGTTGAAGGAAAGGAAGTTGTAACGAGAGCCGACTTAGAGGAATTCGTCTCAGTAAAAGACCTAAGCGAATTGGATACTAGCTTACAAGCGGTGAAGGCGGGTGAAGTGCAAGCCTTGTCGCCTGAGCAATTCGCAATTAATGATGACATTGTGAAGTTGCAAAAGCTAAGTGCTGCCGATCAAACGCCAGAAATCAAACAACAGGTAGATGAATTATCAACCTCATTGAATGAGAGATACAAAGGATTAGCGGAAAACGAGCGTGCGATTTATGGAACAACCGATGAAGCGACTAAGAACATTCCGCCTGGAACTGTGAGGTTGCTTACCGACAATCCAGCCGAACAACAGGTGATAAATGATTTCGTTGTTAAGAAGGCAAGTGATCCTGTCAAAGAAGCTGATGTAGCTAGACAGGTGAATGAGCTACGTTCGTCATCTTCAACGGCTGATAGATCGACTTATGATGAAGCTAGATTAAAGACTGCTAAAATTGTTACTCCCGAAGAACAATCGGTAGCTGATATGATTGTAAATAATTACGGTGATCGTATCATTGAACACCCTGAAACCGGGCAACCTGTTTCTATTAAAACATTGTTCAATGATATAGATGAAGATTTAGATGAACTAGATGGCATCTTCGGCTGTCTCATTAGTTAATGGAAATAGTATGAATGGTAAGATGCTTAGATAATATCAGAAAGGAATCATTGAAACAGGAATTGAAGGAAATCCTAGAGGATTACCTAGATCAAACCGGGCTTAAGGGTGATTACGAAACATCGCTTGCATTGAAAGATATTACGCAAGCGGCTAAGGCTCGCCGCATCGCTGAGAAGAAAGCGAACGTACAGCACATTTCAAAGATGAATGGTATTCTAGATGATATCGACGCTCATAAAGGCGGGGCGGAATGGGGTGCAACTTCACTAATTGAAACCGATCCTTTCGGAATTTCAAATAAGAATGGTAACTTCTCGGTAAACAGACAGTCGGCTTCAAGAAAGCTATATTCGTATTCTCCTGAATTGGTAGAAGTAAGAGACACATGGGTTGGATCGTTCGGCAGAAAAGATTACAAAAATGTAAACGACGAAGTGTTAAAAATCCTAGAAGGATCAGTTTCATCAAACAAAAAAGCTAACGCAATCGTTAATGGATTTCGAACGATTGCGCCAAAAGCATTAGATGATATGAGAGCGGCAGGTTTGCAGGTAGGTGAAATTAAAGATTACCTACCAAATATAACTGATTGGGAACGACTTTATGATGGTCCTTCTATAAAATACACAAGGGAAGAATTCGTTGATGATTGGGCTTCTAGGGTAAACCAAGCTACAACTAATCCCAAAACAGGAAAGGCGTGGACTGATGATGAACTTAAGTCCGCATTGAGAACATATTATCAAACGCTAATTAATGGCGGAAGAAAGATAGATGATAGTTCGTCCGGTCAATTTGGCGGCGGATTGCAGGTTGCTCACGGACATAGCAGATTGTTTAACTTCAATAGTGCGTCTGATTATGCATGGCTTATGAGAAAGTACGGTAGCGAAGACGTAACCGGTGGATTGTTAAGTTACTTTGATAGAGTCGCGTCGGATATTGCGGAAGTGAAGACGTTCGGGCCACGTCCAGAAGCTATGAGACGTTCAATTAAGAAACATCTAATGGATAAGAATAAGCCAAGTGCCGCTGATAAGTTTGATGATATGTGGGGAATTGCGATAGGAGCTAATGGCGCTAGACCGGATAGACGAAATGTCGCCGCGTTTATGAGTGCGGCTAGATCGGTTGCCAGTGCGGTTCAATTACCTAGAGCGGTAATATCCTCATTCTATGGTGATCCTAAAAACGTTTTCATTAAATCAATGAGCAATGATAATAGCTTTTTGCGTTGGATCGATATGAGGTTGAAAGCTGGCGGGAATAGCGATGAAATGTTGGAGTTCCTACGGCAGCAAATGATCGTAGCTGATAGTTCATTCAATTCCGCTTCAAATACGATGGCTAGAGTTGGGCAGACTTCCGAATACATGAAAACAAAAGCGGGAAGATGGGCGTCGGATATTATGAATTGGTCTGGAATGTCCAGCACTACGGAAGCGGCAAGACAGTCTTATGAATTGTCATTGCAAGATTTGTTGGGAAACAATCTAGGTAAGTCATTTGACGAATTGCCCGGCAATCTTAGGGACAGATTGTCAGAGTGGGGAGTGGTGGCGGATGAATGGAATTCAATAAGAGGAAGCGTAGGAGTTAGGGAATTTGGCGGAACATTCATAACTTATAAACCAATCGATATAGAAAACTTATACAAAATAAATCCCGACATAGCGGAAAAGATAATGCGGTTCACCGTTGGAGAATCGCGCCAAACTGTGATTGTACATAATGTTAGGGCTGAGAGTTTCCTAAATCGCGGGCAGAAGGGCGGCACCGTTTCGGGAGAATTCTGGCGTTCAACGTCTCAATACATGATGTTTCCCGCCGCAAGCTGGTATTCGTTATGGCGTCCAATGTTCAATAAGTCATATCAAGGAATTACGAAAGGTAAGATGATTGCGACTGCACTTGCTGGCGCGGTTGTAATGGGTGCGGTAGACATATGGACTAGACAAATACTATCAGGATCGACGCCACAATCATTGTTCGATGAAGAAGGAAACATTGATATAGACTTTCTTTTTCAGGCAGGGCTAAGACAAGATATGATTCCGGTATGGGGTACGCTTCTATTTCATTTTGGTGGGATAAAGTCACTTCAACAACTAGCGGGAATTGTGGAGGGGGAAACAGAATGGGGAGACTTGCAAACTCAATATGAATCATTCGCTCGTCTCACGCCTGTAACTTCCTTGGTTTACGATATTGGCGGGAAGACATTGGAGCCGCTGCAAGATGCAATTAGGGGGGAGGATATCGCCGCATCGAGCGGAAGAGCGTTGCGAGCCTGGGTTGATCTAGCCGGTTCAAGAGTAGGTGCGAACCTTTGGTATACGCAAATGGCGTGGCGTGGGCTGATTCTCGACAATCTGGAATCCGCTTTCGACTCAGATGAATTCGAAAGACGCCAGGACGTGAGAAGACGCTATATGCGGGAAGAAGGAAGAGAGCCGTTAAGTGATTTCTTGTTTGAATGATAAATAGTTAAAAGATTGAGAGGCAAGTTATGTGGCTATAAACAATTATCCAACTCGTGTGCAATTCATAAGTTCCGGGCAAGACTCGTTTACGTTCCCATTCGAGATTTTCGAGAAGGACGACATAGTAGTTTATGTGAATAATGAACTTAAAGTTAGAGGAACCGATTATAGCGTATCGGGCGAAGGTGTCAGTACGGGAGGAACCGTTGACTTCCTTACCGATCATGAACCTAACGCCGGTGACGTTTTAGTTATATTTCGTAGCGTTCCTAATGAAAGAGAAATTGATTACCAATCTCAGGGTTCATTCAGAGCAATCAACGTCAATGAAGATATGGATAGGATTTGGGCGAAACTACAGGAACATGATAGAGATTTAGATAGAACGTTGCATCTACCTGTAACAGAAACAAGTGCCTCGCTAGAGTTGCCAGAAGACAGACGTAATAAGGTATTAGGATTTGATGATGACAGTGACGTAAAGCTTTACACTCCATACATAAGCGAGAACGGGAGCAACTTTAGATTACAGTTCGATACTATAAGCGACATGCTAGATGCCAGTGAATTAAATATTGAAGGCGATGTTGTATATGTGAAAGGTTATCATGCGGCTGGCGATGGTGGCGGCGGTACGTTTATCAGATTAGATAATGACTTTGAACATATTCATGATGGCGGAATGATATTCAGATTTGCCGGATCGGATAACGTTTGGAAGAGAATTGTAGATCAAGCAAGCGATATTGATATCCGTTGGTTTGGTGCTAGACCTATTGAAAACTATAATGAAGGCAATGAAGTAGCCCATTGGATCAATGAAGCGGTAGAGAATGCAGGTAGATATTTGCACACTCCCGGTACATCGCGATATGGCTACGGTTGCATTTATGTACCTCCCGGTAATTGGGCTATCCAATCTCCTACCGTACCCGGAACGGCGGGCATTATAATTCCTAGAACTGTCTCAATGCGATGTGACGGACGAATGATAGCCTATGGTGAAGCTGATGAACATTATCCAGCTATTCAAATTGGTACGCCAGCAAGTTCCGATAGCACTCACGTTGGTTCGGTATCTCGTCAAAAATATGACATTAATGTATGGAGAAAGATTTCATCTAATCGTTCGGATAGATTGGTGTCAGATGGCGGTAGTTCGCCACATTGGGAAAAGATAAAGAATTGTGGCGTATTGCAATACGGCGGAAGATTCTGTGACGTAACAATGGGTTATGCAGAGAATTTCACTATTGGTTGGTGGATAAAGTCAGAAAGCAATGCAACAGTATTCGCATATAGCCGAGTAGAGATAGAGCAAATCAGAAACAACTATCTTAATCTTGCTATGACGGCTTCACAAAATGCCTTCATATACGCAACTGCTAGATTTGATGACCATGATACAACGCCAGTAACACAGGCGGGAAGAACATTAATCATTTCAGGAACTACCTGTACATTTGATTCAGGAGTAACATTACAGGCGGTAGTTGATAAAATCAATACAACGGCAGGTTTTGTATCTAATAGTATTTGGGCAGATATGATGCGTGATCCAGCCGGAGGATACTATTTGAGAATTCAACGACATGACGCAACAATGAGCGTTAGCGGTACCGCTATAGCTGATTTGGGTATCACTTCTGGAACAAAGAGTAAAAGTGATGGATGGTGTAATCAAAATCACATACAGGGGGGTTCTCTTCAAAACTCTGGTTCATGGGCAAATGGTACCCATAACAGATACGGTGTATTACTAGCTCAGACGGGATCAGGTTTTACACCGAACAACAATGTGTTTAAGAACGTAGCATTCGAATTACAACCCGGTGGAGACAATTCTACATCTTTCGGTATCATATTTGAAAATGCGACATTCAACCGAGTGGAGAATATGCGTAATGAATTTACTGATTATGCATGTAACTTTACAAGAGGTTCATACTTCAACAGGGTTGATGTTCTATGGAATTCCAGTCGCCAATTCTTAAATGAATCTGGAAATGCAGGAAATTATGTGTACGATCAATCATCATGGGGACATGAAGGTGTCGGTAGTTCATGGAATTCTGGTTCTTTAGCAAAGCGAGCAGCTAATTATGGGACAGGTGGATTCATTTATATTCCTGGAATGTTCACTGTAACTTCTTCTAATGATACTTTGGGAAGTGCAACCAATAATATTACCGTAAATGGTGATTGGATTGAAATGAGTACTACAAGAGGAATAGGTGTTCGTCTTGATACGTCCGTAACAAAACGTTTTTATGTAACTCTGAATGTTGCATTAGATCAATATGATGCAGGTAGATGTTATATTGGTGTTCGTCCTCGCGATGCGGCAGGTAACAGTTTAACAACTACAACTCCTGCTAATGAATACGTAACAGGTGACGTTAGAAGTAATTGGGCTTGGTTCGGTAGTTCCTATTTCGGGGGTATTTACAGAACAGGCGGTGCGAGTTTCACGGGACAAGTATTTGAAGTAACTGATGACGTTAAATCAGTAGATGTTATGATCATTGGTAATACGACTGGTAGGGTTTATGGATCAACAGAAGTTTCATCGCCTACTTCTACTATTACTGTAAGCGGTAGAACGATAGAGTTGAATTCCATAATGTGTACCGTAGTGGGTACTACATTACAGGACGTGATTGATTCTATCAATAATACCGTAGGAATATCGGCGGCAAGTATTACTGCTAGTGCTAGAAGAATTGCGGCTAATCGATACACCTTATCTCTTGAAAGAGGCACAGGCGGTATAATTGTTGGAAGTGGAACAGCATTAGCAAATCTTGGAATAACAGCAGCGACGTATTCAACGCCAGCTAGAGTAAAATCGTTTGGTATTAAGCAAACGAAAGGTAGTTCGGCACCAATTTCTGTATCTTCACCATTATCAACTCCTGACACTACGTTTGATGGGAGAAGAATGACGAATGCAGTTATCGCTACTGATATCGGTAAAACGTATGTAGTTGGCGATGTAATGTGGAATATCGCACCTAGTGCGGGTTCTCCAACAGGATGGGTTTGTGTTACAGCCGGAATGCCTGGAACGTGGGCAGCTTTTGGTGCATTGCCGTTAACAGCGTCAACAACATTTAATCCGGGTTCTATTGCGGTGGGTGCTTCTGAATCTACTACAGTCACTTTAACAGGTGCAGCTTTAGGCGATTATGTAGAAGTTTCATTCTCTCAGAATCTTGATGGGGTAACGATATCGGGATATGTTTCTTCTACAAATACCGTAACTGTTTTGTTCACAAATCATGGAACGGTAGATAAAGATTTAGCATCTGGCACACTCAGAGCTAGAATTACAAAGTATTAAGGAATTAAACGAATGGCATTAATCATTACATATGAAACAGAAAGCGGGTTATCGGTTACAGGCTCATACTGGCGTATCTCGTCTATGCGAATGGATTTCCCTACCGAAGACGTAGCGCCAGCAATCAGCACGATCCTTCAAGGGTACGTGTCAGCCGCAGCTAGAGCGGATGGGAAACCGCCTATGGAGAGTATCGAGACGTTCATACCGATGGCGGATATGTTGGCACTAGCTGCGCAAGCGGACAGCTACACCGATCTTAGAGCCGCTGCATACGCCTGGGTGAAGGCGAACCATCCTGCATTCTCAGGCGCGGTTGACGTGTAAGGGGAGCGATCCTAGCTACCGATAGGCTCCCATCGCCTCTCGTCTCGCGAAGAACATATGACGCAATCGGAACGGGCAATTGTTGCCCTTCTGACTCTCGTCCAGGCTCGCGATATCGCTCATACGATCATCGAGACAGCCGCTCCCATCTTCAACCTGGGGAGGCTGTTGGCGTCATCGATCCTGGGAAGCTAGAGACAAAAAGAGAGGGGAGCCGTGATAGCTCCCCTCATTCTTGTGTCCGGTAGGGAAGGGGAGGCTATGCAGCCTTCTTCCGCCCCGTCCTGCCCTTCAGCCGGGCACCGATAGCGTCGGCAGCTTCGATGATGGGTTGCCGCAGTTCGTTATCCGCCGCGTTCCTGATGGCTTCAAACGCCTGTTTCACGTTCTCCAGCGTCGGGCCAGCTTCGACGGTGCCGCGACCATCGATCAGAAGGTTCGTGTTGCCGTACTTCAGGTTCACGTACCAGACGCCTCCCTTGCGGAAGTAGGCAAGCCTGGGCTTCCTGCCCTTGTCCGTCATCGGGAGCGGCTTACCGGCCAACTCCATTTCGACAAACTCCAGTTGCTTTTCGATTCCGCCTTTGAAGTTGGCGATAGGGTCTTTCGTAACCGCTGCATTCCCTATCGGCTTCGCCTCGCTTACCAGTTTGAAACCGGCAAGCATGGGCTGCGAGGAAGCGGGAGCCTTAGCCATAACCGAAACCTTCCATATGAGAGATACCGAAAGCCGATAATGGGAATCTTTCGGAACGTGTCAACGGTTTTAAAATCGGATCATTAGCGGCTCATACGATAGCGGTTGATAACCGATACCTTGGGCCTTCCGAATGATGAATGAGGCATCGTAAGGGGCTTGTCGGATTTCCCGATATTTTTGAAACCGGGAAGTTTCAAGATAGCCGCTGATACAGCGTCTAAGGTGTCGTCATGCTTACCGCCAGGATGATGGCGCATTTCGGTTTGGAATGGCCCGGTTGCAATGCGGTTGTGAACGTAGAGACGGCCAAACCTCAATAGCGGTTCTAAGGTGTCTGAAATCAAACGGCTCTTGTTGCCGGTTCTTGTGTCAGGTTTCACCTTGATATGATAGCCAGCGTTCTTAACAAACGTTCTGAAATGAGAAGGCAAGGTTTTTGCAAAGTTATCTTCTATGTAGATTTCATTGCACTTGAACCGCCTGAGATTAAAAAGGGCTTCCTTCATCTGGTTTTCAAACGGATCATCTAATCTCTTATCTGCAAAACACAAAACGCAAACATCTAGAACGTATATCTCATTGGTATCAGTGATTGCTACTATAGCTAAAACTGAGTTATCGCCAAATTTTGAGCCAAGGGCCGGGTCCCAGTACGAGGTAAGTTTTCTAACACTCTTGCCGTCAATAGAGAATGCAGCCTGCCCATTACTCTTAAACTTGAAATTATCGACTTCCAATTCTGCATTATAGAACTTAAGAAATCTCGGTTCTAACATAGCCTCGACTGTGCTTGTGGGCTGCATCAGATATTGAGACAGGAAATAACCCGGTTTGTTTTCAGTGAACTTGGTTTCTAAATCATCCAAGCCAACCATTTCGGGCCATGCCGCTTCGCCTGGATCAGCGGTCAAATCGCCGGCAAGCCATTCCTGAGAGGGTGGACGATTGTAAGCGGTTTCTACATGCCAATGATATTTTTTGGATTCCGTATTGAGTCCGTTAAGTAACCCTTGTTCATGATGATATGTTCCAACGATAAGAAATCTAGAGTTAGAAACAGGGTGTAGTTCTTCGAATTGCTCCTTAAGTCTCTCGCGTTTGGCGTCGGAATCAACGTTCTTACGAATTTCTACGTCATCGATTGCGCATAAATCATAATGGTGTCCAGTTAGACCGGAAGCGATTGACTTAACAGAAACGCTTGGTGCCATGCCGTGACCGGAACGGATGACAGTAAAAGTATTAGCTTTCCAAGGATCACCGCCGCCTCGCTTCTTCGGTGCAAGGTGACTTGTTAGAGGATGGTTGACGATAACTGTTCTAATGAAGACGGATCGTGTAGTAGCTAGGTCGTCATTCGCACTCACTACACCGCATGTAAAGTTCGGATTGAGATATAATCGCCAAGCTATGTAAAGAGATAATAGGTAGCTCTTACCTGCATTTCGAAAAGCCAATATTACTCGCATCGGCTTATGTTCGGTTGTCTCGATAAAATCAATAATGCGTCTATGAACGTCCGGTATGTCGGCTCGCTTAGGGTCGCCTGATTTCTCAGCTTCTACAAGGTTCCACAGTTGAACGAATTCTAGGAATGTTGCGGGTGTTTCTTCATTCATTAGCCTTTCTCTGTTGTTCAATCATTTTCTTTTTCAATATGGATTTTGTTTCATCGCTGATATTCAGATGCTTTAGAAATTCGCCTTTCTTCGGCTTACTCGTCGTCTCCGCTTCCGCTATCTTCTTCGCTATCTTCGTCTTTAACATCTTCGCTGTAGTCATTATTTTTATGTTCCTTGCCTTCGTTCTCTTTTCTCAATTGCGCCAATACGCTAGTAACCTTGCGGTTAACAGTTTGCCCTTTCATAACTGTTAAAACATTCTGTTCTGTCTTTGTTGTATCGGAAGCCAACATCTTTTGTAGTGTTTGCAATGCCTTCATATGACCGGCTAATGAAGTCATCATTGAATGTTTCTGATTGGCCCAACGCTGCACTTCGGAAGGTTTGGCGTTTTCACCGGGATAAGGGAATTCTCTATAATTGTTCACGTAATCCATAGTTTCGCGTAAGGCGAGTTTCCAACCTGCATTGATAATGGAATTGTAACGCTTTTGATCGGCTGTAAGTCGTTCTTTAGGAGTAACGGAATAATGTACATTCTTGTCAGTACGATTACGTTTTGGGCGATAGCCTTTAACTGGTTCTTCTTTTTCACTCATTAATTAGTTTCTCATTAAGTTAGGTTATCTATATTTAGCTAATGCAGCAATTGAGCTAAATAATAGGTACGAAACAAGGGTAAAGTTAATGGCGGGATGGACTGATTTCTTAAAAGTTATGTTCGATAATATGTGGAAGGCAATGATATTTGTAACGTTCGCAATGATTATCGTTTTATTCGGTTTGCATGTAGTCGGATGGGTTGATTACTATTTCCGCTGTGAGAAGTGCGGTTTGATTTTAGAAAAGAGATTTTTTCTAGAAGATCAGGCAATGCTACCCCTTAACGATGGCCCAATAGTAACCATCGTTTTCTTTCCTAATAAGGAAGATGATAGTTCCTTAAAATTGAGGGAACCTAAGTTTGCCTATCGCTTCCGACAGGACTGA